GCCCTCATCAACTCTAGCCGCCTGTACTGGCAGGAGGAGCTCGAGACAAGCCTCGAAGATTTGTCAGAAGAGGAGCGGGCGGAATACCTGTCTCATCATCGTTTCTCCATAGACGGTGACCGGCTGGATCCCGTGAAGGTGCTATATCAGAAACGATGCCTGCTCAACAAGCTGTTCACCATCGGCTACATGCTGCACGCCTTCAAGTCTCCGTCACGCGCTTGGGCTCCCATGGCGATGGACTGGAAAATCGACGATGATGACAAGTGCAACGGCCGCAGCGGTAAGTCGTTCCTCTTCTCCCAGGTCCTGGCGAGGTTCCTGAAGACGGTGAAGCTGTCGGGCCGTAACGCTAAGCTGCTTGACAACCCGCACGTCTTCGACCAGGTGAACAGGCACACACGCATGTTGCTCGTGGATGACATATCGAAGGCGGTACGCATGGAGATGTTCTACGATAACATCACATCTGACATGACAGTCAACCCCAAGAACAACCAGTCGTACAATATTCCGTACAACGAGTCTCCGAAGATCGCATTCACCACGAACTACGTCCCCAACAACTTCGACGCTTCGACCATGGCGCGTCTGTTGCCGATGGTTTTCTCTGACTACTATCACGAGAAAACTGAAGATTCCAACTACAAGACGTCATTCTCCATCAGAGACGACTTCAAGAAAGATCTCTTCGGTGTCGACTATACTGAGGAAGAATGGAACGCTGACCACAACTTCCTCCTCCAGTGCGAGAGGTTCTATCTGAAGGCCATCCAGTCCGGCGCCAAGATATTGCCACCGATGGAGAACATCATGCTCCGCAAACGGAAGCAGGATATGTCTGGCAACTTCGAGCAGTGGGCTAACATCTACTTCTCACCACTGGGCGACCACCTCGACACATTCATCGTCAGACAAGACGCCCTTGATGACTTCAGGAAGTACTCTGGTCTCAAGGATATGACCACCAACGGCTTCACACGCAAGCTGCAGGCTTTCGTCAAGTACTGCAACTACACGGCGGAACTCAACCCTCTTGACTACTGCACCGTCAAACCGGAGCCTGGGCGTAACAATGGGCGTATCCTCAAACGGCCTAAGAACAGCATGGGTGTCCCTGTAGGCGCTCCAGTCGATCATATCTATATTAGAACCATCAAGGAGGTGCTGCTGCCTCTCCAGGAGGAAATGAGGAAGCGTGAGGCAGAGGTCGAACGCAAATCGCAAAACGATAAAGACATGCCGTTCTAACACATTACCATCTTTTTCTGTCGATCGCCGACATGTTACCGGGCCACTCCGGTGCGTGTCGGCATTTTTTATGGGGTTCGGGGAACGCCGCCCCGAATCCTCCCCTTTCCCCACCTTATTTTTACTACTTAAAAAGTGTAACTTTGTAACATAAGTTGAAAAAATAATAAAAACTAATTGAAAATAAGAAAGTTAGGGCAAAAAATTGCCCGTTACACTTTTTGTTACAACTCAGTTACAATTCATTTTGAAAAGTGTAACAGATGTAACAGTTCTGAATCTTGTTACACTTTTTACGTTTTGTTACAACTCTCTTTTTGCCCCTTTTTTGGAAAATGTAACAAGACCAAACACTTGATTTTGTGCGTGTTATGTGATTTTTGGTGGCGGTTTGTTACGTTGTTACAAAAATTCGGCAATTTCAACTATTTCAAGAAAAAGATGAAAAAAGAAAGAGGCAGGAATAGCCAAATTTTGATAAAAAACACACGAATTGTATGAAAAAGTATCATAATTCTGATGATATTGATTAACTTTGCAAGCAAAAACTCCTAAACTTATGAGCGATTTCGTGATATACCTGAAACTGAAGCCTTTCATACGCCAGTACCTTGTGCACCATTTCGGTGATCCTGTCAGGTTTGGCGATCATTCTGTTGCTAATGCACGCATCAACTCCGTTCTGCAACGCAGACGGGATGATATACCGCCAGAGACCGGAGGAGAAGGCATGACTGCAATATGCATACCATACTCCAAGCAGAAGGATCCTGCGACCTTCAACTATGTGTCTGCTAGCGGGAAGAAACTCATCACTGACCATATCGACTCGATATTCCTGGTCAACCTCTGGAACGAGATGTCAAGGATGTGCGGCGATGACACGAAGCTCCAGTCGGCTGCGTATGCCTGGTGCGAGATGCACGGCATCGACATCGACTATGCCGACACCATCAGGATGAGGTACTACAGAGAGAAAATGAGACTGAAAGAGAGGGGTATTGACCTCATGAGCAAGAAACGGGTGAAAAAATGATGCATTTTAGATTCTTTAACGGAAAATTAAACCATCAAACTGGCCGTTTCTGTTCAAAGCCGTCAAACCCGTCGTTTACGTTCAATTAACAACTAAACACATTTATTATGAATGGTATCAAAAACGTTATCGGAATCGACCGCGTACAATGCTCTGGTCTGGAGGGGATGTCCGGTGTCAGTCCTGACATCATCGTCCCTCATGACATCCAGTGGTCAGAAATACCTATTCAGGTTCCTGCGAAGCTCTCTATTATAAATAAGGTAGAGGCAGGAAACTCGGTGTGGCAGACGGAACTGACTTTCCGTACCTGCGAGAAGCTGGATACAAGAGGTCACTGGGCCTACAGGGTAAAGCTGGCTAACGGTGAGGTGAGACTGATCGGTGGTCATCAGAGACCTTATCCCGTCACGACGATCAAGGAGTCGATGCCGGATAACATGACCGACAGTCAGCTGCTCGAGGTATCCGTCACCCTCAACTCACGCGAGCAAATACCCGTAATCCATTAATTTATAGTTGTTTTATAATGGTGTCTTTATTTCTACCTTTGCGGAAAATCAAGGGTAGATATGAAGAAATATGACCTTTATCTGACTGGTACAGCTGGCTGGAACTATTCGGCTGGCTACGTCAAGTATATCCTTGACAACTCGAAAGGCAAGCCAGTCACTGTAGCCATCTCCTCTCTTGGTGGATATGTCGCTACAGGCCTGCAGATCTATGAGATGTTTCGGAACCATGGGGATGTGACTGTCGAGTTCATCGGCATGTCTGCATCTGCTGCCACCTTCATGGCCATGGGTGCCAAGAACATCAAGATGGCGAAAAACGCACTGATCCTCATCCATAACTCAATGACATGGGTGGATGAATGGGGTACATTCAACAAGGAACAGATCGATGAGTCCATCAAGAGACTGAAGTTCGAGAGAGACCAGCTGTCAACTATTGATGACGTGCTGGCTCAGATCTATGCCGACCGTAACGGCAAGAGCGTTGACGATGTCAAGGCCAAGATGAAGATCGCTGCCTGGATCAAGGCGGCTGATGCCGTTGACTTCGGCATCGTCGATGAGATCATAGAGGCTGAATCGGTTGATGACGGTGTAGCTAACGTCTCCAACAAACTGACTAATTCACTGATTTCTAATATGGGTCTCCCTCCTCTCCCTGCCGGCTTCAATGCCGAGACAGGTGAGGACAATCCAGCTGGCATTCTTGAAAAGGCGATCGGGATGCTGAAGAGACTCGGAAACTCCTTCGCCGTAAATCAAGAGAAAAGCATGAAGAAGATCTTCAAGAGTGTTATGGCTGTGCTTGCCATCCAGGATGGCATCGAGGCCAATGACAAAGGTGAGATGGTCCTTAATGAGGAACAAATGAAGAAGATCGATGATCAGCTGACTCAGCAGGAAGAGGCATGCAAACAGGCTAAGTCGACCATCGACAGCCAGAAGAAGACCATCGCCGACCTGCAAGCTGAAGTCGATTCTCAGAAGAAAGAGATCGAAAACCTCAAAAAGGTGCCTGGTGAGACTAAGAATGGTGGCGAAGATGTAGTGGAGACCTCTCCGCTCAACGCAGCTGCCGAGTTGTTTGAATCAATTAAAGACGCAATCTGATTATGGCTGAGAATCTTATCATCAATCAGGGGCAGCCAGTGGTTGATCCTGTTACGACCTTCAGTCCTGATGCACTGAGGGACGCATTCCAGAAGTATCGCACTGAACTCATCATCATGCCGATGTATGCCATGAGCCGTGCTCTGCAGCACATGAGCATAGTGCAGGGTATCCGCTACAAGGAGCATGTTCATGAGATGAAGGGCAAGTTCCAGATGGGTAACTTCGACAAGTACAAGAAGGGTAATGGCGCAATCAACATCGAGCAGCGCACACTGGAGACCTTCCTTGGCAACTGCATCGAACCAATCGACCCCATCTCTATCTATAAGTCTCTGTGGGGCTCTGACATCACCAAGGGCGAGGCTCTGAAGACCGTTCCCTGGGTGAAGCGTGTATGTGCATACATCATGGCTCAACTCGGTGAGAACCTCTTCAACGTGATGTGGACCGCCAAGCGTGATCCGGAGAACACCACGGATACAAAGAAGTTCTTCAACGGCTTCTGCACCATCGAGGATATCGAGATTGAGGCTGGCAAGATGGCCAAGGAGATCGGTAACTTCTACGAGCTCCCTGAAGAGATCAACGAGGAGAATGCCGAGGATATCATCAAGGCCTTCGTATGGGGCTCTACCGAAGAGGGATGGAAGGGTGTCAATCCTAAGCTGCGCGGACAGAACGTGAAACTCTACATGTCTGAGTACACCAAGCACTGCTATGAGGAGGCATACCAGATGAATCATGGCGCACTGCCTTATAACCGTGGATATGAGAAGGCTACCTTCGAGGGCAAGTCGAACATCGAGTACTGCGCCCTGCCGAACGTGCCTAACAACTACCTGTCTCTGACTCCGAAGAACAATATCATGTCTCTCTGGAACCAGATGACCGCTGATGAGAACTTCCTCGTTGAGAAATCGCTGACTTCTCACTATGATGTTGACTTCATCGCCAACATGTTCTATGGTGAGCAGTACCTCTCTATCAATAAGGAGATGCTCTGTGTCGCTCGTATCAAGGGCGTGACCGCTGACACGATCGCTGCCGACTTCGTCGTAGTCATCGCTACCACTGGCAAGAATCCTTCAACAGAGGGATGGTATGAGAAGAAGAATGGTGCTTACATCAAGTCTGCTGACACTGTGGCTGCAGAGGGTAAGACCTATTACGAAATGGTGTAACAATTAAAAGATTACTGTTATGGGTAAATGTACTAGTGACAAGGATCTCTACGAGAATGTAGAGTTCTGCCAGGGCAGCGCTTCGCTCCCAGGCATACGTCCGCATATGTATATGGTTCGCCGCGTCAACATCCTCACCTTCCCAAAGGTGGTGGGTGATGCCGCTGAGAAACTAGAGGATGTGGCTGTGATCAAGTCTAACTTCGTACTGGCTGAAGGATGCAAGTTCGTGAAGATCGACCTCGTGGAGGGTGAGTCTGAGCCTACATGCTCCAATCAGGGCAACGAGGGCGCAAAGTCGTTCCTGAACAGCGTGAATTTCGTCCTTCCTGGTACACAGGAGAAGGTGACTGGTCTGATCACCATGCTCAACAAGGATGACGTCATCTTCCTGTATCCGCAGCGCGACGGAAAGATTCGCGTCATCGGTAACGAGATGTTCCGCGTTCAGCTCGAGCTCGGACAGAACGCAGGCCGTCAGGTGACTGATTCCAGCCAGACAACCATCAACGCAAGCGTTTCTGACGTGAATGCCGCTCCGTTCTATCAGGGCACCTTCGAGACTGAAGATGGCAAGATCGACGGCAAGACTGACAGTATCGTCAGTGATTAATAGTTTTAGGTTTTTAGTTATTGGTAAATTGTGGGATGGCTGGAGATTGACTCCCGGTCATCCCTTTTTTAAATCTTTAATGATATGATGCGAGACAAGTACGATCCGAAGCTGACCGATGATATGGTCAAGTGGCTGCGTTCCGAACATGAGTCTGACGAGATGATCCTCAAAGGTGCTGTCATGCTGCTGCGGGTGAACCGTAACAGAGGGCTGTACGAAAGAATAATCCGACAGCCGAAACGAGGCCTGAAGAAACTGGAATATGAGCTGCGCAAGCATGTGAACATGAGACTCGACGGTTATACCATCGAGGATGTGGAGAAACTTGACAGTGAGATCACTCCTCAGATTGAGTCTGCCATCTCTTCTGAGAAAATAGACGATGATGGCGAGACTGGTGATGCACCTTCCGGTGAGGAGTCATCTAATGCTACCACCGTCATCACAGGTAAGCGTCCTGACCATGACCAGCTGCCTGAAGAGATACAGGCAATCTGGGTGAAGAATGCTGAGCGATGGCATAAGATCAAGGAAACATACAATCTGCTGCTCACGCTCAACGCTCCATGTGACCGCTATGAGTATCTGAAGCTGCTCAAGGATGCCTGGTACAACTACAAGGCTGACATGGCCAGATATGATGATTTCCGTGGTACCATGGATGAGATGGTCACCGTAGTTAAAGGCGGTCAGCTGACTGAAGATGAGCAAAGGGATATTGATGTCGCACAGTCGTATATTAGCAGGAACCTGCCTGTACTCCAGGAACTGGTACTGGAGAGCCGTGAGCCTGACTTCCCTGAAGATAAAATTGCAAAGCTGGAAAACCTTCGATCCAAGATCCAGGCACGCGTCACTAGTCTCCTTATGCTGAATGTGATGCTTTCTGATCAGCGTAAGGCTGACTTAATGAAGTGCGATATCTCTCTTGAACTTCCTGAAGACAATGCCGAAGGGGAGAAATCTGAATGAGATATTCAAACCTTTGCTCGGATGCCCTCTGCAGAGCCATCTGGGCAAAGGTGTCCACACGCTCGGTCTGCTCGACTGGATTCTTCGACAGACTGGGCGTGCGGATATTTATGTGTCCACCTATTCGACGTCAGACGCTTTCCTCAGAGGGTTCTTCAACCTCAGGAAGAAAGGTCTCGTCGGCAAGTCGGTCCTGATGGTCGACCTGAAGGCGTCGAAGAAGATGGTGAAGCTTTACCGTGAGATGCAGTCGTGCTTCGACAGCGTATATCTCACGATGAACCACTCAAAGGTGGTGCTCGTGCAAAACGATTCTCACTTGGTGACTGTCGTTTCATCTCAGAACCAGACTTACGGTGACAGGGCTGAAAGCACGATCATCACTACATCACAGGAGATATTCCTGCAACAGTATTCCGGATTCAAGGAACTAGTAGATGAAAACTCAATCCAACTCAACGGACTCTTCTCAGGACTTGCTGAAAGAGATAGAGTGCCTGGCGAAAAAGCTAACCCCGATTACGGAGATTGGCGTCCTTTTGGAGCTGAATGAGGTTGAGCTGCGTGACGGCATCAACACCATCGGTCATCCGTTCCGTATCGCTTACTTCAAAGGGATGGCACAGACGGCCATGAAAATCCGTGAACGCAACATGGCGCTCGCAGAGGCTGGCTCACCAGCTGCTGACGAAGCCCTGGCATCATACCTGAGAAAAATGATGAACGACCTATGAGCGTACCACAGAACATTGATGAATACATGGGCTTGATGGCCCTTGATGAGAACCAGTTGGTGGAGGACAATGTCGCTCCACACATCATACAGCGCGTGATCAGGCTCAGGGCGCTGTACACCTATTGGTGCCGGTTCTCATCTAAGTCCCCAAAGGAGATCGTCGAATATGATATCGCATTCAACAAGGTGAATGAGTCGCAGGCGTATGATGACATCCATATCATCAAGATAGTCATGGGAAACCTGCAGGAGGCATCGAAGAAGTTCTGGCGATGGCGAATCAACCAGATGATCGAGGAAGACCGCATAAAGGCTAAGCGCGATGGCGACCATAGGGCCGTCGCATCCATGCAGAAAAACCTGATCAAGAATAATATGACGGACACACTGGATCCGCCGGAGCTGGCGTTCGACAAGATCGTTCCTCAACAGTTCATCCCATCGTCTGACCCGAGCGATGCAGGCGTGAAGGTTAGACCGAGGTTCAGGGAGTACATGAAGAAATGCCTGAAGAGATATGACGTGGATGTTGAATTTGCTGATTACACGGAGATAGATGACAACGGAAAAGAACCAGAATAAGGTATATTTCAATGATGCCCAGCTGTACCCGCTGTACCTGATGCCTAGAAACCTGATAGCAGTGATGGGGCGTGGTACTGGAAAAGGTATGATCGACGCGACAAGACAGCTGCAGGTGTTCCAGATGATGGAGGGATCGACAACAGGGTTCGTCTCTCCGTCATACAAGAAATGCCTGATATCAACGCTTCCCTCTCTCCTAGTGCACTGGGAGAGATGGGGATACAAGCGTGATATTCACTATACCGTCGGAAAGAAGCCGTGGAAGGCGCTGCACTGGAAAGAACCTATATTCAGACCGGAAAACTGGGAGAATGTCATCGGGTTCTACAACGGCAGCGTTTGCCAGATCATCACGCAGGACCGTGAAGGTGCATCTAACGGTCTTTCGCTCGACCATATCCTCATCGACGAAGCGAAGTTCGTGGACTATGAGAAACTGAAGAACGAGACCTTCCAGACTAACCGTGGCAACGAGATGTTCTTCGATAAGTGCCCGCTGCACCATGGGCTCACTATTACATGCGACATGCCTGTGACGAAGAAGGGATCGTGGTTCCTGCAGTATGAGAAGCTGATGGATAAAGAGCTCATTGAAGTGCTCGAGGGCCTCGTGTTCAAGCACTGGAAGATCCGGCAGAAGATGGTGGCTTATCCTGATCGCCGACAATACTATGAGCGGGAACTGAAGAAAATCGAGTCTTACCTGAACACTCTCAGGAAACATGCTTACCTCTATATCGAGAGACCATCGATATATAACCTGGCAATCCTTGGCGAGGACTTCATCGCCAGGATGAAACGTGAGCTGCCACCACTGGTGTTCGCCACATCCATCATGTGCAAGCGCATCACGATAGCATACGACGGGTTCTATGGATCGATGCGGGAGGATATCAATACCTATACAGCACCGAACAAGTCGAAACTCTCCCTGCAGGATCTCGGTGAAGGTAAGGTCTATGAGAACGACTGCCGGCTGGACGCGGACCTGGATCCGGACCAACCGCTGATGATCGCCCTCGACGTCAATAATAATATCAACTGGCTGGTCTGCGGTCAGATAGGGGCTGACAACAAGCTGAAGGTGCTCAAGTCTTTCTATGTCAAATACGAGCGGCGTCTGGCTGAACTGATGGATGACTTCTGCGAGTACTATAAGCACCATCGCACCAAACAGGTGGCGTTCTTCTTCGATGCCACGTTCAAGGGCAACGGATTCGCCCTTAACCAGAATGATGACTTCTACATCTTCATATCTCAGTTTCTGTCATCGCATGGCTGGTTCGTCGATGAGATATATATCGGAAAACCGATGAACCATATCGACAAACAACAGCTCATCAACCGCATGTTCGTCGGGCGTGCAGATCATCAAATCATCATCAACCGTGACAACAACGAGGCTCTTCTGCTATCCATCGAGACGGCCGGATCCTATATGGGTAAGAAGGATAAGCGGTCTGAGAAACTGGCGGAGAGTGAAGAGGATAAGCTGGAGTATCGTACTGACGGCTCTGATGCCTTCGATACACTGTGCATCGGGGTCGAACGCCACCTGCAGCCCTATTATTCAGCAGGAAGCTCCAGTGGGTTTGTATCGTACATGGGTGGGTAGGCTCCCGGCCATCTGTCGATGCCATCTCTCATCTTCTATGACCTTATAGGACTCCATGGGCTCTGCATTGATACACCATTGTCTGTATCTGCATTCCATGGGGCCTGACATGCTATTTTGATTTCAGGGCTTTGGTAGTCATCGCCACGTGTGCGCTGTCGCCTTTGCCTCTCTGCGACGGTCAGGGATCCCTGGCCGCCTGATGGTTCCTGCCCTCTGCGTTCTTCCATCGTCGTTGGTTCTGGGAGGATCTGCCACGGCCATGGGCTCGTTTCACCGATGTCTGACGTTGTCATATCAATTTTTTCACGATAACTCTCCACGGTTCCCGCATTGATTTTTCCTTTGCAAAGGTACGACAGGCGGGAGCCTGCAAGGCTGAAGCGCGTTTGCTCTGAAATTTTTCTAGAATTTTTGGGTGCAGTGGCGCCAATTCAAAAATTCCATGCCCAAGGGTAGAAAATTTTCCGGCAAAGCCTTGCATTGTCCTCCCTTCTCCCTGTTCGTCTTCTATGCACGTAAAAATTACAAAAGCGGAAACGCTTCAAGTTTAACTCTCAAAAAAATTAAAGATATGACAACTTCAACTCAGACATCGGTTATCAAAACGCGCCCCTACAACCGCGGCAGACGCTCTCAGAACCTGTATAATGTGGTAGTGAACGCAGAAGACGGGAACTATCAGGAGTTCGAAATCGAGGCTTCCTCCTTCGCTGAAGCAGAGTCAAAGGCTAATGACATCGCACATGAGACGATGACTGATATCACCTATGTTGAAATCTATAAAATAGCTTAATGTCAAACCCTATAAAACGCAGAATCATGGAAAAGAAGAATTTCATCAACGCAGAGCTCGTGAAGTCCAACAGGTCTTTCAAAAAGGTATGGATGGTAACAACAGAAGGCTGGGAGCCTAAGTTCTGTAACAACGCTAAAACCGCACTGAAGTATATCTTCATGCTGAAAAGGTCAACGGGTGGCTATGTTGCCAAGAGCACCATCGAGAAGCTCAGGTATGAGATCGCCCTCAGTAAGACAAATCCTACTATGAAATAAACACCCCCGCCAGTGGGGACGGCCATCGACCGCATACAGGCAGGGCCGGGCTCCACTGGCTTTCAGAAGAACCCCTATTTATTCACTTTTAAATACGTTTAGAATGATGAAAACTGAAGTTTTAAACAAACAGAGCGGTACTGAGCGCGTCGTTTCTCAGTTCACGGATCTCATGATCCAGACTATCGAAGGTCTCCAGCAGGGCTGGCGTAAGACATGGATAACGACTGAGGCATCTGGCAGGCCGCTGTCCGTAGCCGGTCGTGGCTACTCGTACATGAACGAGTTTTTCCTCTACATGCACTGCGAGCAGATGAACTTCCGCTACCCGCTCTACGTCACCGTCAACAAGGCAAACGCCATGGGCGCCCATGTGAACAAGGGCGAGAAAGGTGCACCAGTGCTCTTCTGGAAGCTTGACGTCAAGGATGACAAGGGCAGACGCATCGACAGTGCTGACTACGACAAGATGTCGAGGGATCAGCAGGGCAAATGCACGGTGTTCCCAGTACTGAAGTACTACACCGTGTTCAACATCGACCAGACTAACCTCGCCGAGGTGCAGCCGGACAAAATCCGGAAGATCATCGATGAGAACTTCTCTGTCCCAGAGCTCAGAGGCTCTGACGGCATGTATGCCAACAGCGCTCTCGACTCCCTGATTGACAATCAGTCGTGGGTATGCCCGATCTCCTGCAAGCAGCAGAACAATGCTTTCTATTCCAGGAAGGATGATAGCATCACCATCCCGGAGAAACAGCAGTTCAACCTCGGAGGCACCGAGGATGAGGTGTTCCTGGCAGGTCAGGAGTTCTACTCCACGATGCTTCATGAGATGACGCACTCTACGGGTTCACCTGACAGGCTGAACCGTAAGAAAGGCGAGGCCTTCGGAGATGACTCCTATGCCCGCGAAGAGCTCGTGGCAGAACTCACGGCAGCGCTGATGGGGCATCAGCTAGGCTTCAACACGCGTATTCAGGAGAATAACGCTGCGTACCTCAGCTGCTGGCTCAAGAGCCTGAAGCAGGATCCCAAGTTCCTCGTGAGTCTGCTGGCAGACGTCAACAAGGCTGCTAGGATGATCGAGCAGCACATCAACACGGAGGCAGCGTAATGGCTGCCTCTTTTTGTTTCACCTAATCTGTCATAGCCATGATGAAGATTGCTCTTTACGACTACGTCCCGCAGAGATTCAGGATGTCCTTCGAACAGTTCATCCTTAACCGTATGATCCTTGACTTCAAGGACGGTAGAAACTATGCTACAAGATGGGCTGCACGCCAGATGGCCAGCAGCCTGAGGGCTTGTGACATGAGGAATGTCACAATAGTCTGCATTCCTGCAAGCTGTCCATACACTAACGCAAGGCGATGGAAAAGGTTCCTATACGAACTCTGCAGACGGTGTCATGCAATCAATGGCTTCGACCTTGTCAAAGTCCACTCATGCAGGGAGAAGAAGCACTTGTCACAGGACAGGTGCTACATCTCCTGCATGGGGAATGCCAGCATAGATGCCAGCATCAAAGGACAGAAAGTCCTGGTTATTGACGACATCTGCACCACCTGCGAATCTGCCAATGAGTTCATAGCCTCACTGCAGGCAGCTGGTGCAGACGTCGTCATGGCACTCTTCCTGGCAAAGACCAGAAAGATGTGGGCATAACCCTGCCGAGGCAGGAGAGAGGTAGGGGCGCACCACACGGCAGTCTCCACACGCGCGGATCTCTCATGGCAGGGCAGACACCTGGCAGTTGAAGAAGCAGGGCAGGCCTGCATCATCAGTGCCATAAGAAGAGTGTATCGTCATACACACATCTTTGTCTGCCCATCGCTATTCGGCTCCTCTCTCTGTGGGCCTGCTGAGTGGTGCGCCCCTGATGTTCTGGTCCCCTCCCCAATCCCCGGCACAATGGTGAACATGAGCGATGAACCGCTGATGATCCCCATAGAGCCGCCTTGACCGCAAATGGCGTGCCATAGGTAGTTTTAAAACCGACGGGCGCAAAATCACCGACGTAAATTTACGTAAAAAGTGTTTACATATTCCGCATAAAGGAAAGCGGAAAGTCGCTCGCGGTCGTAGGGCGGTGGTGGCAACGAAGCCGTCAGCCTGCGGCGCTTTTGACTCCCAAAAACGCTAATTCTTTGAGCCTTAGCGTTTTCGGGGCCCTATGTAGTGGAATTTTTATGTATATTTATGTGTTTTGACGGTTCGTGGGTAGGTGCCTACAAGCTGGCTTTCTCCGTTTTGGGCTGTTACTGCTCTGATTTGCATCACAGTATGCCTCAGAACGGCTGCTTTCCGGCACCTGATTTTCTGGATTGTTCTTCATTTGAATTTTCATGATGTTTTTTTCGGTTGTTTTATTTTGCTGACTGCATTCGTATCTTTGCAGCAAAAAAAGATGTATATGGTAAAGACAGTCATAGCCTTTTTTGGCGCTTTTCCGCTGACGATCATGGTTGATGTCATGAGCTACATCTACCAGGACTGGGAGTTCGCCAAGTGGATATGTATTGCCATCGTCATCGATACGCTCGTCTCAGTGGTCAAACACTTCATTGCTAAGGATTTCAACTCTGAGGATTTCTGGCATAAGTTCGCAAAGAAGATCTTCATCTATATCATGCTGCTCATCGCATCCAACATGCTCAATAACTACACAGTGAATGGTCATGTCGTAGGCAGCACCCAGTGGATAGGCGAATATCTGTGCGTGTTCATGCTGCTGCGCGAGTCGGTATCCATCTTTGAGAATGCCAACGCCATCATGCCGATAGTGCCGGCATGGCTCCTGAAGAGACTCAAGGATTTCAATGATAAAGGTGAATACATAAAAAAGAACAGTGAGGAGGAGTAATCTATGGTAATCAATCAGTCACAGCTGCTAAGAGCTGTTCCAGAGCTTTGCAAAGACAGGGTCAACGAATTCGTGGCCTATTTCAACCAGTGGGCTGTGCCTTTCGGCATCGACACTCCTCTCAGAGTGGTCCACTTCCTGTCACAAGTGTTCCATGAGAGCGCTAACCTGCGCTGCTGCGAGGAGAATCTGAACTATTCGGCTGACGGCCTGCTGAAGACCTTCCCGAAGTACTTCAAGACCAGGGCAGAGGCTGAAGCGTATGCCCGCAAGCCTGAGAAGATAGCTAACAGGGTGTATGGCGGTCGGATGGGCAACGGCAACGAACAGAGCGGCGATGGATGGAGATACCGCGGTCGCGGATTCATCGGCCTGACAGGCAAGGCAAACTATGCCGAATATACGAAGTCGGAATTCTGCGTGGGTGACGTGGTGAAGAACCCTGATCTCGTGGCAAAGGCTCCAGGCAACCTGAAGACTGCCATGTTCTTCTGGTGGAAGAACGGCTGCAGCAAGCTGGCTGACGCTGATGACTGTGAGGCGCTCACAAGACGGATCAACGGTGGTACCAACGGACTGGCAAACCGTAAGTTCCTGCTGCGTCGGTTCAAGAAGGAGTTTGGAGTGCAACCCTAAAAAAAGGAGGTAGATATGGCTAAGGTTTTACATTGTGTGTGTTTCTGGCTCATGGCAGCCGTAGTGGCAATCATCGACGGTCTGGCTTATGAAAACTGACTGGTGGAAAGAACGGCTCGAACCGTATGAGTATGATGAGATAGTCTTCTGGTGTGATAGGTTCCTGAAGGTCATGGCTCTGATCTTCTTGATAACCTTCATCAGCGTGATCATTCTAAAACTGATGTGATATGAAGACAAGTGTGAAGATATGGATCATCGCCATCATGGCACTGCTCCTTATGACTGGTACTGGTGGTGCTTACGTATGGCTTAACAACAGGTCGCTCTTGAAACAAGTGCGTGACCTGCAGGTCGAGCTGGCTCATGCACAGATTCCGCTGCGTGTCGACACGATACGCGACTCCGTTACCGTCGTCTCTCAGCGTATCGTCGAAGTCGATAAGACCGACTACAAGAAGCAGCTGGCCGACAAGCAGCTCATCAAGGATCTCGGCCTGAAGGTGTCTCAGATAGAGTCAGAGAACCACCAGCTGAGAGAGATGCTGGGGAAGGTTCAGATGACTGCTGTCAAGAAAGACAGCGACAGTCTCTTTGTCTATCATGACAAATGGGCTGACTTCGAGGTGAACCTCAGGTCAAAGATGATGGAGTACCTGGTAAGGGACTCCTTCGACATCTTTGTCGCCACCATTTACAAGCACAAGTTCTTGTGGTGGCGATGGGGAAAGAAGGGTTATGACGTCAAGTTCGTCAACTACAATCCTAATACCAGGATCGTACACAACCAGACAATCATGGTTAGTCGTTAGAGTATTATATAAGGTATTTTGAAATTCTAAACGTAATTTTTGGTGCTCATCTTGCCTGTGAAGGCCGGATGAGCATTTTTTTTGTTAAAAATGGCGTCTCCATATAAAAAAGTTTATGTAAAACTTGCACATATCAAAAATTATATGTATCTTTGCATCGTGATTAGTTAACAAGGGTGTTTAATTTTAAAAGTAACGTTATGGACGAAGAATTAGAAGAAAGGATCCGGAGGAAAAAGAAGATGATCGCCGAATTCATCAAACTCTCAGAAAAGTTGAAGATGAAGCCTAAGGCAAGGGAGAAAAGACTGGACGCGATGCTCGAAGACCTCAAGAAACTGACGGATCAGAGAAAGTAAAACCAGCCCCCCTCCTTCGGGAGGGGAGCCTTAAAGAATAAGGATATGGAAGAGATCAGGAAAGTTATGGAAGAATTCAAGTCACTTGCTGGGCTAAGTGACACTGCCAGCGAAAGCAGGAAGGAAGAGCTGGCTGGATGGCTCGTTGAACACAAACAAGGCCATGAGGAAGAGATCGATGCGTTCTTAGAGCAGTGGCTTTGCGATATGGAGGCTGACAACGAGGATATCAAGCAGCTGGCACTCAGAGAGCAGATCAATGATAAGGCATACAAACTCATACCTTGGTCGTACATCGCCAAGGAATATTTCGGTAAGAGCGTGTCATGGCTCACTCAGCGTATCAATGGCTACTCAGTGCGTGGTAAGGTCTACACGCTCAACGAAGAGCAGAAGGCCACGCTCAACCGCGCACTGTCTGAAATAGGAAAATTCATCGGCTCCTATCGCGTTGCATAGAGCACACGGTTGTTAACTAATCACACCAGCCTCGGTGCATGAGCCTGCATCGGGGCTTTTTCATCAATTCATCAAAATCTTGATTTTATGGAGAAAAAGGAAATTTTTGCACTCATCGTCAATCGATGCGAAGAGCTTCTGACGATTTTGAAGTCTAATGAAGAGTTACTTTGTGGTGATTCTGCTAATGAATTAGCATTTTCTGCATGTATTGACCACATGAATAGTCTTGCAGGCGAGATCAGTCAGAACATCAATGGCTTGAAAGGATATAAATATGTATCCTTCATGAAGAAATTCGTCAGTTCCGATCTCAAAACTCCTCTTCCAGATGAGTTAGTTGAAAACAAAGATAATATCTTTTACCGTAAAAAAGTGGTTCTTACTGGCAATTTATTGCATTTCCCGTCAAGACAGGTCATTGCTGAGTTCTTGCATGGTCTTGGTGCTGACATTAATAGCACAATATCGTCAAAGACTCAGATCGTCGTTGTCGGTACCAGTGCTGGGCCCAGCAAAATGTTGAAAATAAAAGAACTGCAGGAAAGTGGTAATCCTATCCGAGTTATCGAAGAACCTGAATTCATAGAACTCATGAAAGAGTATGGCATTGAATAGATTTTAAGCAGGTTTAAAACTGCTTAATCTGCATTTACGCAAATTTTACGTTAGATTTTCCCGAATTTCTTTGGAAGTTCGGGATTTTTTCGTACCTTTGCCATCGCCAAATATCATAGAGCAGTTCGCTCCAAGGGCGGTGAAAGACGCCCGAGTAATGACTCAGGGCATTTTTTATGCTCTTTACTTCCGAGACCTGCAAGTGGTCTCACTATACCATAAGCGGTAGCACCCCAGTAGATATAAGTCCTTGGACGAAGTCTATGATGTTTGGCGACAGGGAGGGCTGCCGCTTTCCCTGTCTATTAGGGAAACATTCCCAGTAGGGGAACAAAATATTCCCAGTAAGGGAACAAATCATTCCCAGTAAGGGAACAAAACCGCGCAGGGCGGATCCCTGTTTGCCAAACATCATAGCAATATGCAACAATTAACTTTGCAATTCGAGGGCTATGCCGACGAGATGCGGCAGCCGGTAGAGGTAAGCGCTACCAAACAGCGCGTGATGAATCTCGTAACCAAGGCTATGCCAAAGGTCATCCTCTTCTCTCAGGCAGCAGCTGCTGTCACATTCGGTTTCGGTTTGATGTTTCTAGCAGCAATCATAGGAGGGTAGGCATATGATACTTAGCGAGTACGAGGCCAAGCGTGCAGAGCTTGACCAGAAGATGATGGAGATCGGAGAGCGCGAGGCTGAGCACAAGATGGAACTCTCCATCAAGTATCAGGCAGAGTGCAAGAAGATCCAAGCGCAAATCGGCCAGCTGAAGAAGCGCCAGAAAGAAGCACTTAAGCAGTATCAGAATGACAAGATGTGGTTCCATCGCAAGTACCGCGATGAGAAACACGAGATCTCTCAGAAGATGCATATGCTACGCATGGAGTACCTGACTGTCAACGGAATCAAGGAAGGAGATGACAATGAATAAGACCTTCAACCTGTCACCCGAGGCTCTTGAGCTGGTGAACAAATTTTGCAATGTGGATACGCTCGAAGACCATATTAACAGCCTCGAAGTTGCAGAAGACACGCTGCAGGAGCTGGCTTATATGGAGGGAGACAGCGATCAGAGCTCAAACATCTTCTCTGTGGCTTATAACATCAAATCGATACGTAAGGATATGATCAAACTAAAAAATCTATTAGAAAATGGCTAAGAACGGAATGACAGTGGATGAACTGCGTGATGCTCTATCCTATGTGGATGGCAGACGCATAGTGAAAATATATGGTAACGGCTCCATGGACGATGATATTGCTGAGGTCCATGAGGATGAGGTCAACGTAGACCGGCCGGTGGCAACTGTCACCATCGTCACAAAGATGGCTGACAATTCCCTGAAGACCTTGCTCGATGCCTTCTTCATCGACAAACTGCCGATCGAGGCTCCAGGCTATTACTTGACACCGATGACAACGATGGATATCATAGACAAGCTTGACCCGATGATGGATGTCAACGGCGTGGATCTCATCAAATACATGACCAACAACGGATACCAGATAAAACCGCAACACGACGGTTTGCCGAGATGGGTGCTGTACACGAAAATTGATACCTAATCTAATTATTACTCAAACTCTTGATAAGGCTGTCTGCAGTGATGCATGCAGCCTTTTTTGTTGTTTTATTATGCTGCCTGCCTTCGTATCTTTGCGGTATGATTACATTCATGAGCTCCTGGCCTGGCAGATTATTTTCCAGCGACATACCCGACCTGAGGTTCTCAATAGCTTTCGAGAGAGCCCTCGTGACCGTTGAAGTGCTGAAGAACGGTTCTGTAGAAACCGCCTTCAGAGAACTGCTGTATCCTGATAACGACAACCAGATATGCCTGTCTGACATCGACCTACTGGTACTACCATACAGCGACAGGTATGTCGTGTTCGACGTCAGAGTGACCGTGCAGGAACAGAACGTCTATTCCAGTGACCATGTGAGTGCCATCGACACACAGACAGTCAGCGCCTCTGTGGTGACGTGCAAGGCGATCGTCAAGAATATGACGGCTGCTGACTTCTGCAACAACAGATTCCTTACGCTGCTCGACGGCCCAAAACAGACAGCTGGCGGATGGAAGGAGATACTGTCTTACATAGGCAACGACACACCTGTATGCGAGGCTACTTATGATGACGGATCAGTGGTCACTCATCAGGTCACCCGGCTGTCGGGAGGTGACTTCACGATGATTGACGTGTCTCCGGACAACTTCCTATCGTCAGGTCGTCAGCTGCTGCAGTATATCATCAGGGCTGGTAACCGCAGGCAGGAGTTTGTGGTTGTCAGTGACTTCCCAACGGATATCGGCCCTGTCCTTCTGTTCGCCAACTCTTTCGGTGTCGAGGAGATAGCTTACTGCACAGGTGAGCACCATCAGGTATCGACGTTCGACCGCAGACAGTCACGCATAGGGCGCACGAAACGATCGTATGCCATCGAGGAGAAAGAGTCGTTCAAGGCTGATACGGGCATCCTGTCGTTCCCCATGGCAAACTGGTGGAGGGAGGTGCTGCGCTCAAAGTCGGTGAGACTGCTGCCGGTCATCAACGGTGGCGTGGCTCTCAACGATATGGTTCCTGTGGTCATCAGTTCCGAGAAGGCTGAGATCTCTAACGCTGCAGACCATCTGCCTCGCTTCACCTTCGAATACGAATATGCAGATCGTAACCATAACGTCTGGGACATCCGACGCGAGGGACGTATCTTCGACAACACCTTCGACTATACTTTCAATTGAAAATCTTTTTTGGCTTGTGTGATATGGAGCAGAGAAAACCGATTCAGATGAAACAGGGGCAGCAGATCCTCGATGTGGCAAGGGAATCCAGACAGAAAGTTTTCGTAAAGGCCTGGGACTCCAAAGGCAACATCATTGAATACAACGGATGGCTGGTCAGCAGCTCCAACTGGCGCGGTGGATGGCACCGCCTCCTGAATCCGGCAAACAACGAGATTCGTACTGTGCCGGATATCTTCATGTTTAACATTAATGGACATCCTATATATCTATGAGCAAAGGTAAGAAAAACGAGATGGTGCGAGCAGGCACCAACGGCGATTATGAGGTGTACTTCATCGGTGAGAGCGGCGTGATGAACAAACAGCTGCAGGCTGAGATCACCACACACTACAAACGGGATACCGACAGTCTGTATCCGTCGATGTCTTCCGATGATATCGCAGAGGTGACGCTTGCTGACGGCAGGTCTTTCCAGTATTATAAGTTCGGACAGGACAACATCATCCCTTACACGAATCAGGATCTGGTGGCTGACAACATGGTGATGAGCCAGTGCCAGCAGTTCAACATACTGACTTGCTATGGGCAGGGGCTCAGGTTCATCGATCGTGACACACGGGAGATGACTAACGACAAAGAGATACGTGAGTTCTGCCTCCGTAACGCCATCCATAATGCATGGCTCAGGATGGCTACTGACATGAAGTATCATTTCTTCTCGGTCATGGTCATCCATCTCAGCGTCGATCACTCCAGAATTGCCATGGTCAGGATGAGACATGCCTGCGACTGCCGCTTCGAGGTGCGCGACAAGAATGGCATCATCAATCATGTGCTGGTCAGCAAGTGGAATGAGGCTCAGCAGAAGCAGGTGGAAGCCATACCGCTGCTCGACGATATTGACCCGCTGGGCGACCTGATGTGGCGCATGGGCAAGGAGCCTAACATCTATGACGGTTCAATGAGACCTATGCCTGCTATGGGTAAGGATTGTAAGTTCGCCATCCTCTGTCTGTTCCCGACACCAGGATACAGCGTCTATCCTGTACCGTACCACGCTTCGATATGGAACGATGCCTGGTATGACATCTACCGTCTCATCGGTCTTGGTAAGCGGTATATGATCAAGAATACTTCCGCACCTCGTATTCAGGTGGAGGTGCATCGTCAGTACTGGGATAACGTGTGCCGGGAAGAGGGTATCACAGACCCGAAGAAGATGGCTGAACGGAAGAAGCAGGAGAGACAGAATATCACCGACTTCTGCACCAAGCCTGAGAATGCGGGGAAGGCATGGATCACTTCCTATGACACCACGCCTGAGGGTAAGGAGAAACGCATGGTGCGTATCTATAACCTCAATGAAGGCAACAAGAAAGAGGGTGGCGACTGGAGCGATGATATGCAGGAGGCTTCTAACAGCCTCTGCTTCGCCATGGGCGTTCACCCGAACATGGTTGGTGCCGTGCCTGGAAAGTCGCAGATGAACAACTCTGGCTCTGACAAGCGCGAGCTGTTCACTCTCAAACAGGCTCTGGAAAAGGCTTTCCATGATATCATGGAGGTGCCGTTTCACGTCATCATGTACTATAACAAATGGGCTGACAGGTTCGCCATCGACGTGCCGATGATACAGCTGACAACGCTCGATGAGAACAAGGATGCCAAGGAGATAACCGCTAACGGACAGAACGATGATAGCAACAGTAAAGATTGATAAGGGGTTCTTCGACCTCACGATACCTGCTGCCAAGGAGCCGAAGGGTATCATTTTCGCTAAGCTCGAAACGAAGATCAACAGTGTGATTCAGGATATTGCCGACGATAAGCTCGGTGACGTGGCCACCACCGTCATCAACGACAATCCTGACGGACCGCTGGCTGCTGACGTGAAGGCGCTGGCTTGCGTCGATGTGTTCCTCCGTGAGATGAGAGGACTCGACCTGGTACTGACTCCTACTGGATTCGGGGTGGTCAACACCAACGATACGGCTCCGGCATCGAAGATCAGGGTGGATGCGCTCGACGGTGAGCTGAGGGTGAAATGGCTCAACCTCTCGGATGCCATCATGGAGAAGTGCTTCAAGATCTCTGGCTGGTACCAGCAGGGTTTGGTGATCATCGACACGCTGTTCTGCTTCTTCTCTTTCCTTCGTAGGTATGCTGGGCTTCAGGCTCCCATCTCCAAAGACTGGGAGACGGCTGCCGCTCCTATACTGGAGGCTGACAGATGGCTGAGGGATAAGATATCGGATGAGTTCATGGATGAACTGATCACGAAGATGGCTACCAACGCACTGGATGAGAAGAGCCGTGGTGTCGTTCACCAGATAAGACGGATCATCGGCGTGGCCATACAGGGCAACAAGGGTGTCGCCTATGAGTATTTCCGCAGGCTCATCAACACGCTTGAGAGTGATATCGAGTCGTTCAGCACGTATGCTGGCAGTCAGGCTTATGAGGTGAACCATTCAACTCCTTACGAGAACAAGAAGGATGACAGCGCCTTTCATTTCGTCGGATAAGGTGCTGCACCTGCAGTGTCCTGACTCCTGGGAGAAACTCTCTCAGGAGCAGCTTCGCTATACGCTGCAGCTGATAGCGTGCGGCCTGTATAGCGAGGTGGAGATACGCACATACATGCTATTCCGGTTCTGTGGCATAGAGATCCGCAAGAAACGCCAGAAAGGTGTGTCTTGCAGGGTAAGGCTCGACAACGGGAAATGGCACTACTTCGACATACAGGACTGGCAGGTGCAGGATATGATAAGACAGCTGGATTTCGTCAACAGTCCGGAGAAAATGGGTGTGAGGCTGGAAAGCATCCACGGACTCCAGGCTGTTGACAGGCAGCTGCACGGCGTTCCTTTCATCGACTACCTCAATATAGAGGCGTGCTATCAGGGGTTCCTGAAGCAGAAAGATAAAGGGCGCGTAGAGGCAATGGCAAGGATCATGTATCGGGATGAGAATGGCGACATGCCAGAGGATTTGTCTCTCGATGCCGCGGAGGTGACAGGCACACTGTTCTGGTACTATTACATCAAATCGACGTTCGCCGCTTACTTCCCTAACTTCTTCAAGCCGGCAAACGGTGAGGTGGGGGATAAGTTCAATGTGCTGGAGGCCTTCAACACACAGCTGAGGGCTCTCACCGACGGGGACGTCACCAAAGAGGAGATTGTCAAACAGATGGACTGCTGGCGATGCCTGACTGAGCTGGACGCTAAGGCACGTGAGGCAGCTGACTTTAAAAAGAGATATGGAAACAAACGGTGATTCTTTCAACGCTCTGGCCTATTTCAAAGAGATGGCTGAGCAGAACAAGCTGACGAAGGAGAACGGCTTCTACGTCGGTTTCTCTAGCGGTCCTGACGCTCTCGACATCATCATGTCGGAGTATCGCGACTACGCTAACTTCATCCTCATCGATGACACGACGGCTGCCAACACGTTCTGCGGGAAACCGGGGTGGTTCGACCGTAACGACTACACGGTATGGATACTGGCCGGCTTCGACTATCAGGACGAACTGAGCTATGCTGCTGCCTTGCGTCTGTGCAGACGCATATTCAAGCAGTTCCTCTCACGGATGATTCATGACAGGGCGACACGTAAGTATGGTGACGCTCTCACTTTCCTGCATACGGAGCAGGTGTATTCCATGGAATTCGGTCGCCGCTCATTCAACGGGGCGACGGGCATCATGTTCAAGATCAACAATGACGAAGCGGTAGATCTCCGCTACAACGAGGAAGAGTGGGAGGGGTAAGCCATGGGCGTGATGAAGAGAATCGCTTACAATGCCAAGGGTGGTCGGAAACCTGGCATGGGCAATGCCGGAGCACTGGATGATCTCAGGAAGTATGAGAGCGAGTGGACTGACAACATGGTGGTCTACTGGCGTGAGCGTCTGGAGAAGCTACGTGTCATCGACACCGGCAGGCTGTTCTCTTCTATCGTCGGCATGATGCATCCCGGTCCCGTGACCACCATCGAGCACTCGTTCCTCAGGTATGGCGAGTTCGTCTCAAGGGGTGTCGGCAGGAACTTCCTCAAGTCAAAGGAGATGGATGGTACCATCCCGTTCCTGATGCCGGGTGGCAGCGCATATAGAATTCAGCATCGGCTTGACAAGCCCAGAAGCATAGGCCCTGCATGGCACAGGTCGAAGAACTCTCCCGGTGACGCATCCAAACGTGAGGCTGGTGGCAGACCGATGAAATACAACCCTCAGACGGGGCGCTATGAAGAGCGCGACTGGTTCTTCGCTAAATACTATGGGTCACGCATGAACCTCAATGAGATGGAACAGAGATATTATGGTGGCACATATCGTGGATTGCTCACCACTGTCCTTGACGAATTGTTCAAGGAGCAGCGTATCATCATGTAGTTTTATTTTGCTCTTTCCTGTTGTAAATTTGCAGTAAAAGATCAATCATGGCAGACGAAATATATACCAGACTGGAAACTGAATTCAAGGGGATCCGCGATGAGCGGGGCCTGCATGCCAATACGGCCACACGTATCGGTACTGCGTTCCTTGAACTTCTGTACCTCCTGCGTCGATTCGGTATATATGAAGGTAAGCTCGCAAGCGAAGACTATGTCAAGGACCAACAGGGTTTCGCTATATATAAAGAAGGTGACAAGTGGAAAATCGAGATAGACAACGCCCAGATCCGCAACCTCCTGACAGCTGCAGAGGCTGAAATCGGAGAGGCTACGATTGATCAGGCTGAGATTGGTACCATCAAGAACCGGACTGAGTTCCTGCTTGGTCTGAAGACCTTCGGATCAATCCTTCTCGGTAACTATGCGTCTGGCGTCGAAGGTGGCATCATCACAGCTACTGGCGATGCTGAGCTGAAGGAATTGGTCACCAGAGGTCTCGCCCGTCTGGCTGAACTGCTCGTCGATGGCGACTCTGCCTTCGGCGGCAAGCTGTCATCCCTGCTTTTCAATTCGGGATTCCTCACTGGTCAGGGATGGGCTATCCTCAAGGAGAAGGTCATCAACGCTGCTGGAGTCGAAGAGGACAAGTACACACTGGAGATTGACAACGTCACCGTTCGCGGTCTGCTCCGTGTCTATGAGCTCGTAGTATCTCAGCTGCGAGGCGAGTATGACAACTACCGCTTCGCTGCAATGATGTCCATACACCACTACGACCCTGAGACGGGGCGTATCTGGCTGGAGACGGAAGGCGGGCGCATCAAGGGCAACCCCTACAATGCTGGTACCTACATCGAATGTCAGCAGTATCAGCCTGGTAATGACGTGGTGTCTGGTGGTGACGGCTATCTCACCAAGCATTATGAGTTCATAGTGAAGGAGGCCGGTACTGGCGGCATGACTGATGTGTCAGGTGACCGTCTCGACTGGATCACCTTCAAGAACTTCACCACTCAGATGGAGGGTGGCACTCCGGAGTCTCTCATCCAGAAGGGTGACGTCATCGTCCGTGCCGACCATGAGTCGGATCCTGAGAGAAAGGGTGTCGTTGACATCATGACGGTGGGACCGAAGACTCCTTACATGGATGTGGTGTATGGCCGTAAGACGAACCCCGAGGATTTCCTGAAGTCTCGTATTGGAAACCTCGAGGGCGTGCGCACTGACCTGTTCGGATGGCTCGAGGGATTCGGCGCATACATCAATAATTTCTACGGTGTCGGTAAATTCTTCAACCGCCAGACTGGAGAGGGGCTGGAAGCTCGCATCGAAGGTACCAGGCAGCATCTGCAGAGCGTATATACGGAAACGACATTCAATATATCTGATGATGACAACTATATCACCAACGGGTTCTTCCAGCGAGGCCTGCAGTCATGGGTAATCTGTGAGACAGACGGCACACCATTGTCTGGTGAGGATGATGATGAGATGATAGGCTCTGGTGACGAACCGCTGCTGTTTAACGGTAATCTCCTGGCATATCGCAACAGGCTGACCGCTGAGCCGGTGGTGAAGGATGGCATTCGTATGCTCCATCTGCTGGGCATGGGCGTGAGTCAGGATTTCAGTCTGATCAAGTCCAACGGGTACCATGATGAGATGGCATCGGCAATAGATACCTCTGACACCTCTTTCGTGACTGTTGCTGACACGCTATATATGGGTATCAGAATACTCCCAGTCACCAGTGGCACTCTGTCGTTCAAGTTCAGAAAAAACAACGGATCTGTCATAGGGCGTGAGTTCAATCTGAACGCTGGGCATGACTGGGTTCTGCAACAGGCAATGGACTCTAAGTCGCAGCCTTGGGATTATACTGGCAGCGGTAAGCTGGTCATCAGCTATACCGGTGAGTGCTACATCCGTTTCGTGGCTCTGCAGACTGACCCCATCGTCAACTCGAAGACGCAGTTCACGACGCTCTTTGAACAGACGTCACGTCGTATCACGCTGGAGGCGAAGAAAGCGTCGGATGATCTTACCGAAGCCGTAGCATCCATCAATATCGAATACAACAGGCTCACCACAACGGTCACCAACAACAAGACGGCTGCAGACAATGCGCTTGACTCTCTCCGTTCGCGTGCAACAAGTCTTGAAGG